CGCTGCACCTGCTCGGTGCCACCGACCGCGAGATCGAACGGACGTGCGGCGTGACGCGGCGGACAATTCCCGTGTTGCTGGAGGCGCTGGAGAAATCGGGTCGAGTAACACCACTTAAAGAGAGGTTGTTGAAACAGGTTTCAGTCCTGGCCGAGAAGTCCGGTCGGACTTTGGGCGAGCTGCTGGACGAAGTGCAGGACGGGAAACGCACGCTGGAACTGGCCGCGATGGTCAAGGCGGTTGGGCAGGTTCACAGCTTCCAGATCGAGAAGTATCAGCTTTTGACCGGTCAGGCGACGGAAATTGTGGAGACAAGGGTGGCGGCTGGCCGTGAGGAATTTGAGAAGTGGTGGCGCGAATCGGCGACGCCAATTGATTCCGAGTCAACTGGCAATCATGCAGTTTTCAGCGTTTCAAACACGGAAACGCCATCCGTTACTAGCCTGTCACCACCGATGACACCGGCACCAGCGCCACCGGCGGCAGGAACTCCCCTGGCGGGGGGGGGGTCGGACGGGGTGGGTGCCGGCGATTCTTCAACCGTTTGACCGGGTTCAAAATTTTAACGCTATGGCCGACGACACAAATTCAATCCAGCCGCCGCCGTTTCCGGTGCCGGCACCCGAAATGGTGAACGAGCTTCACCTGGCAAAACAACTTAGCATCCCCTTAAAAAAAATCCGCGCGCTGCGCCCGGTCGGCGTGGAGACGACCGGCGACGGGGTGTTCTGGCCGCGCTGGCTGGCGGAGAGCTTTGCGCAGAGCGTGGGCGGCAAATTGACGCTGCCGGAAAAATCCGCGCCGCTGGACGCCACGGAGACGCTGGTGGTGGTGAGCACGAGCCGGGGGACGGACGGGCGGCATTTTCCCAACCCGAACGTGATCCAGTGCCGGCGAGCAAACGGCACACTCGTTTTCGTGCGGGTGGTGCATTCAAAAAAATACCGCCCGAAGCTGCGCCTGGGCGGCGAGCCGATGACGGTCAAGGCCCGGCCGTCGGACGTGGGCAATCAATGGCTGCTGGTAGGCCGCGAACCGGCGCACCCGGCGCAATGGTGATGACACTTATGAACTGGATTCTATACCGGTCGTTGCACGCACGCGGCTTGACGCAGGCGAAGCTGGCGAGCCTCACGGGCGTCAACCGCTCGGTGCTGTGTCGCATCCTCGCCAACGAGCCGGGACGGGGCAAGGAGACGCGCCCCAAGATCATCCCGCACCTGTCCCACCGGGAAATCAGAATCTTGGGCTGGACGAAGGAGGCGCGGGAGTTCAACCGGCAACAGGAGGAGGAAATGCGCGCCGGGATTTTGCGCGATGGCCGGGGCGCGTGCGCCAACTGTTCCACGACGAACATTGTTCCATCACCATGATTATCGAAGCCGACATCGTCCGACACCCGAAGTTCATCAAGCTCAAAACGCTGGTGGGCGACATCGCGCTGGAGCATCTGGCGCGGCTGTGGGCGCATTGCCAGCAGGGCAAGCGCGGGCAGACGTGGACGGGCGCGGACGCGCTCTATGTCGAGGTCGTCATCACGGGCAGCAGCCAGCGCGGGAAGCTGTTTACCGCGCTGCGGGACTGCGACTGGCTGCACGAGCGCCCGGACGGCATCGAAATCCACGAGTGGGACAAGTATAACGCCAGTCTAGTAGCCCGCTGGAACCGACCTAAGCAGACCCCTGCGCACAAGGCTGCGCAGCCACCTGCGCAGCCACCTGCGCAGACCCCTGCTCCCGTCAGAGAGGGGAGTGGAGGGGACACGAGTGGACAGGACAGGAGGGGAAACACACCCCGCCTGACGCCGACGCTGGTGGAAGCCGTCGCCTATTTCCAGAAGAATGACAGCGGATACGCGAAGGCCGACATCGAAGCAGTTTTTACGAGCTTCGAGGCGACGAAAATGACGACCGAACACGGCTACGCGTGGCGCTGGGGCAACGGCACGGTGACGGACTGGCGGAACGCGATGGCGAGCCGGCTTCTGGACAGAGTCAAAAAAAATTCCGCGCGCGGCGCGGAAAAAACGGACGGGGAGCCGCCCAAGCCGGCGGGAACGACCGTGGCAAAACTTGAACGAGCCTGAATTTTATGGATCGAGACGAAGCAAAAGAGCGCGTGAGAGCCGCCGTGGATCTGGCGGACTGGATTCGCGCGGACGGCGTGGCGCTGATGGGCGGCGGCAACGAGTTCAAGGCAAAATGCCCGTTTCACGAGGACAGCACGCCGAGTTTCACGGTGTTTTGCAAGGAGGGGCGCTGGGAATTTCACTGCTTTGGCTGCGAAGCGAGCGGCGACATTTTCGAGTGGGTGATGAGGCGCAAGGGCATCGCGTTTCCAGAGGCGTTGAAGCTGGTGGCGAACGCGAAAGGCATCGCGCTGCCAGAGGCGACGCACCGCCGGGAAATTTTCCAGCCGCCGGAAGTCCGGGCGGCGGCGAAAGAGCCGGAGCGCGGGGCGTTTGACCCGGAAAAATTCCGCGCGCTGACGCGGGGGAGCAAGGCGTTCCAGTATCTCACAGAAAAGCGGCTGCTGCCGGTGGAGCTGCTGCTGGATTACAGCGTCGGGGAAACGTCCGACGGCGAGGCGTATTCATTCGCCTACAAGTGGCGGCCGCATTACTGGCCGGCGAACCGCGAGCGGGCGCTGTTTGAGTTCTGCAAGGTGGTGAAAGTGGAGCGTCCCGAAGGCAAAAAAGTCGAGTGGCGCGAGCCGAAGGGCGGCAAAAACATTTTGTTCGGGATGGAAAGTTTCATCGTGCGCGAGGCGCACAAGGCCGGCGGCGAGCTGGTGATTTGCGAGGGGGAAATTGACGCGGTGACGTGGGCGCAATACGGCTACGCGGCGGTGAGCGTGCCGGGCGGCGCAAAATACCTGGGCTGGATTGACCATTGCTGGGAGTGGTTGCAGGCGTTCAAGAAAATTCACATCAGCTTTGACGAGGACGCGGCGGGGCGGATGAAGGTTGTGGAAATTGTCACCCGGTTGGGCATCGCGCGCACAGACATCGTGCGCCTGCCGGAACGTGAGGAGGCGAAATAAAATGGCGCACCGCACCACCATCTACGCGCAAAAAATCCGCGACGAACTGATTGAAAAGCTCGGCGGCAAGTGTGCGCTCTGCCCGGAGTGCGACCCGGCCAAGCTGCAATTCGACCACATCCACGGGCGCGATTACAACCCGAACAAGTTGAGCTATTCGGCGCGGCTGGTGCGCTACAAGCGGGAAGCGCAGCAGGACAAGCTGCGGCTGTTGTGCGAGCCGTGCAACCTCAAGGAGCGGAAACGGCACGAGAACGGCAGCCATTGCCGGACAAACGAGACGCCGATAAGGACGATGGAAATGCCGGAAATTGTGGAGGTGGAACTATGACGCGATACAAAGACATCAACGAGTGCCTGGTGGCGGGCGTGTCCATCCTGACCATCACGGCGGCGGTGAGCAATGCGGAGGTGATCAAGCCGGACAAGCTCAAGGGCATTTACGAGTTTGAAAACGCCATCTGGGAAAAATTCCACGCGGAAGGCACGGAGCAACTGGGTCTGGTGCTGCCCTGGGGAAATCATTTCGGCAGTTCGCTGCCGTTCCGTTTCCGGTATGGCGAGGTGACGGTGTGGACGGGTTACAACAAGCACGGCAAGTCCGAAGTGCTGAACCACTGCATGATTGACCTGTGCTGGCAGGGCGACCGCGCGCTGATCTGCTCGCTGGAAGTGCAGGCGCCGGAGACTTACCGCAAGCTCATCCGCATGACGCAGGCGCGGCGGGATGTTTGCCCGAAGGAGGAACGCGCCCAATTCCGCGACCGCTGCCTGCGTCCGCTCGCGCAAAAGATTTGGGTCTATGACGCGGTCGGCAATGCGGACATCGAGGACGTGTTGCAAGTGATGCTCTATGCCTACCAGCGGTTCGGCGTGCGGCAGTTCGTGCTGGATTCGCTGATGCGCTTCAGCGGGCTGGACGGCGAGGGGCAGGAGATTTGGAACGCGCAACGGGGCTTC